GGTCATCTCTTGAATATAACCCATTTAAAAGACCACCCGTAAAATTAGGTTGAACCCTAAAAGTAGTAGTTGTCAAACTATTACACACTCCACAGCTTCTAACAGCTGTTGTAGCACTATCTCCTGATGTAGCTTGTACAACATAGTTTGTATTGCTCATTGCGCTGGCCATGGTTACAGTGTAATCACCTTGACCATTATCGGTAATAGAACTTACATTAAAAGAATTTCTTATTCCTCCATTTGCCTCAGTGAAAGGAGACGTACCAAATGTTCCATCAAAATTTACCCATGCCTTTGCTCTGCCTTGATTAATCTGTGCTGCTGTAGAGGTATTACTTCCTGACGCATCTTGTATATTGTTGACTTTAAGTGTTGACATAATTAAGCTCCAAAAAATACTGCTGCAACTTCGTGCGTATCATTTGTACCTCCCGTATTTGGATTTCTAATTTGTATTCGAAAATCCGTAGTGCTTTTTGTTACTTCTTGAGCTACAATTCTCATTCCACTGCTAGAACTTCCTCTACCAACTGACAAAGCAAAAGCATAATTTACACTTGAAAAGGCTGTATCAAATTTAACTGTATGATCTCCAGTACCACCATTATCATCAACACTAGAAATTCCAAGACTAGCATTTATACTTCCATCATCTTCATAAATAACCCATTTTTTTGCAAGCTGCCCTATTTCTGTTCCACTTGTATTTTGAAATACTGGTGCAGCAGATGAAATGCTTTTAATTGTGCCGACTGCTAATGTACTCATGGTTTTGGATTTGCCTCTTTAACGGCTTTGTTATGAGCAACAAAACTACCAGTTGCATCAAGTTTACCAGCAATAATATCATCATAAATCATTGCTAATTGTTCTCCTGTAGGAGCATAAGTTGTAGAACCACTAAAAGTTCTTTCTGTTTGATATTTAAGTTTATCAAGTTCTACTCTTGCCGCATCAATTTTTGACTGTTCTACAGAAACATTGTTTCCAGAAGCATCTAAAATAAGTCCACTATCATCAATAGTTACAACATTTGGATAGGCTTTTCTTATGGCTTTGTGATCTAAACTCATGTTGATACCTCCATTGCTATCATCGTAGCAGTACGATTCATATCGTTAAAATTATCTGGATCTCTATTATTTATAGTAAATTCCTCTGAATTTGTTTTAGCTTGCCATTTATATGTAAGAGTGTCTCCAACATTATATGTAGGTGAATCTAAAAAAGTAAAACTCCAACTTTCCATGCTTCGGATTACTGCAGGGAAACAAGTTGCAGTTGACACAAATCCAGTTGTACTTGCAGGTTGGGCAATAGGAGTAGATCCTCTTAATAAATTCATATAAATGACAGAGGACTGACCAGTAGTAGAAATACCAGCACAACTTATTAATAAAATTTTACTGTTTGCTGCTTTAGGTTCTATCGGAACTGAAAATCCAGTAATATCAACATAACTTGTTGATGTATTTGAGTAAGTATTATTTTTAAAGGTTTGTATAGTTTGAATTATTCCACCACCCTGTCCAGAGGCTACACCTCCTATAGGAACTATGCTGTTGACTTTAAGTTGGCTCATAAATCTATTATATGCACTTTTATACTACAGTCCATGTCTCACCAGAACCAACTGTAACTGTTGTGCCGCTTTGAATAGTTATAGGACCAAAACTTCCTGCGTTCTTTCCAGGTGTAATTGTATAGTCTTTCGTAACAGTTTTATCGTTTTCCCAAAACACTGCATCTGAAGTTCCACCTGAAGTTCCCCCAACTGCTCCACCTCCAGCAGCAGCCCATGACAAAATGCCCGATCCATCAGACACAAGAGCATAACCAGGAACAGTAGTATCAGCATCAGGTAGTGTCCAGGTTAAACTTGTGCCTATTGTTGCAGGTGCTTGAAATCCTACATAATTACTACTATCGGAATCCGCAAAACGTAAATCACCCTGACCCTGCAAAGTTAATCCGTTCTGATCTATTAACACCTGTTCAGCATTGTTAGATACAAAACACATTTGATTTGCAGCTTTTTTAAATAAACCTAAATTTGCATTACCATCGAAAGTTAAAGCAGGGGCAGTTTTATCCGTAGTATCATCAAGGAACAGTTGACCTGTCATTGGTGCTGCACTGCCACCTGATCTTGGTAATAAACCTAAATTAGTTTGATCTATATTTCCTATATCAGTAAAACCATTATTAGAGCTATTTCTTACTTTTAAAATATCTGTAGTGGTATTCAAAAAAGTCATTCCAGCTACGCATTGACTTGATGCCATATCTGAGTCAGCACTTTCAGCATTTTGTCCTTGCAAAGCCTTAAAACACGCTTGTATATCCAGTCTTACCGCTTGACCAGAAGCATTATCTATAGTGAAATCTGATACAGATAGTCCCATAACTAATTACTTTTTGCCTCCATTCTACCCTCCTTTGCCAAAACCAACAGCACTGTAAGTAAATTGTCTAATTATACTAGCACCACTTGAGTTTTTAAAATGAACAGTAAATTGAGTTCCAGAAATACCACTTAACTCAAAGAAATCTCCTGTTGCCATGTTTTGAGGGGAAATATTAACAGAAGGTTTTGGAATACCTGTAATGCTAGACGTACCAACAAAAAATGGTGCTGCAAAAGTAACTGTTCTTGCTCCAGCACTTCCACTTCCATCTTCTGTCGCCTCTGAATCAGAAAAAAGCACTCCCGATTGTTCAGTTCTTGATGGCATCTCTGCTGAATAACCTAGTTGTTGCAACAACATATTTTGAGCAGGGTCACTGGTTTCTAGTGTTGCTTGAAATTGAAAACCTCTTCCTTTAAATGTTCCATTTGTAAAAGTATTAAAATCTATACTACTAAAATCTGAATTTGCATATGACGAACCACTTGGAGCAGTAGTTGTTGTTCTTACTGCCACTATAGCGTTTGCACTATCAGCAGCATCTCCATCCCAATCAGGAAAATCATCAACTAATCCAACTCTGTCATCCCATAAAGCAGACGGGAAAAATCCAGCACCCTGGAAGTGTCTTTTTAATACAAGAGAAAAAGTGCCTTCTAGATCAAGAATATCTGCAAAAGTATATGTCCCTGTTGCTTTAGTAGCAGGACTTGTAATCGAAATATTACTTAAAATTAACCCACCCTTAGTTGAATCATATTGAGTATTGCTAAATAAACTACTTGTTGTGTTATTGAAGGGAGGACTATCGTTATCTTCTCTATCAGTTTTAACAGTAATAGAATCAACAATATCAACAAGAGAAAGATTTACACTAGCTGCTGTAGTACTAAATCTTCCACCATCATCTTGAAATTTGAGAAGATAAGTACCAGCTAAAGCAGGAACAATTACTTCAGTAGCATTACCAGCTACAGCCTCTATAACATCTTGAGCAGATTGGAATGTAGCAGATACTCCAGTTTGATTTGTATGTCTTACATAAACACGACCACCATGAAGAACATCTACAGCAGTTGCTTGTGTAAATCTTAATCTTACAAACTGTTCATTAATAGGTTCAATAGTAAGCCCAGAAACATCTTCTGGTAATGCGGTTTTACCAACCGCAGTAAATGTGGCTTCTGCTGGATTTGAAGATAATTTTAACCCTGCGTTGTAGGAAAATACTTGAATTGTGTAAGTTCCTTTTACAGTATCTAAAATCTCATAGTCGCTACTGAACACAACTTGAGAAAAGAAATTACCATTTTGTAATTTATAGGTGACAAGATATTGAGTTACCCCTTTTACTGGCTGCCAATCAATAATTAATTTACTTCTGGCAATGTTATTAATAACAACTGTTCTTTCTGAAACTGATAAGTTACT